CTTTGGACTCAGTCAACCATTCAAAATACTACGTTGGCGAGGGGGTGAACCTCGTCAGCAATACCTCCCAGCTGGCATACGGCTTTTATAGGCACTTCCGTAGGGATGCCGTAAAATTGCCTTTTGGGAAGGCCCCTCTCAACCACTGAGCGCTAGTCGTGTGTTGGAGTACGGTTACAATGTCGGAGAAGTCCCTCTCCCCGGCATTGGAGAGTTGAAGGAGGGCACTGTATTTAGAGCAGATACTGGGCAGGGTCCGCAAGGATTTAGGCAGCCAGAAGCTGTTTCTACAGGTGCGCACGTAAGGAGCGTGACACTCCCGAAACCAAATCGGAAAGACAACATATCGACTCGAGCAGGGGCCGCTAAGCGGTTTGCTCAGAAAACACCAATCCCAAATTGGGGACTCATTCGAAAGCTTCGTGAGTTTACCCGAGTTTGGGTCCGCCGCCATTTAGTTCCAATTGGCTCCGATGCGGACACGTCATTTGAGGCGTGGTTAGCTAACACTGACTACCCCGATTGGCGTAAGGACGAACTGAGAGAAATTCAATCAAAAGTACAATCTATAGAACATGTGCTCAAAAACACCAAATGGTGGAAGGTTAAATCGTTTGTGAAAGACGAGTGGTACATTGATTATAAGTTTCCCAGAATAATTAACGCCAGATGCGACGAATTTAAAGTTGTCGTGGGCCCGATCTTTAAGCTTATAGAGGAGCAGTTATACAAACATCCTGCCTTCATAAAGCACGTCCCCGTTTGTGATAGGCCAGCGTATATCACAGAACGTCTGCAAGGTTCAACTGGGGTGTATATTGCTACCGATTACACTTCATTTGAGGCACTATTTACGCGACATATGATGGAAGCAGTGGAGTTCGAACTCTACGATTACATGACAAGCATGCTTCCGGAAGGCCCGATGTTTAGAGAGCTTGTCCACAAAGTATTGGGGGGAACCAATTTCTGTTGTTTCGCGACTTCGTTGTAGAGCTAGCAGCTACACGGATGAGTGGAGAGATGTGCACTTCCTTGGGTAACGGATTTTCGAATTTGATATTCATGGAATTTGTGTGTTCACTTAAATCGTCTACGGTGATAGGCGTAGTGGAAGGAGACGACGGTCTCTTTCATGTTGTGGGTGTTCCGCCCACGGCTGAGGATTTCGCGGCCATTGGCCTCGTTATCAAGCTGGAGATACATACCGAGATCTCTACAGCAAGCTTCTGCGGTATTGTCTTTGATCCTGAAGACAAAATCAACGTAGCCGACCCTAGGAAGATTCTAGCTACCTTCGGTTGGGCATCTGCAGTCTATGCAAAGGCCAGGCGGTCGCGCCTTCATGCCTTGCTCAGATGTAAAGCACTCAGTTTAGCACATCAGTATCCTGG